AGGAGTTTTAGAACCTTTTGGAATTGGCGAAATAATAGCGACAGTCCAATATTAATGAAAACGGATAGGCAGAGAATACTCTAGCCGACCCTTTTCAAAGCAATAAAATAGGAGAATGTAAAATGGCAGATACATTTTATTACTCGAGAGATACATTAGTTCATCTTACTGATAGCGCAGGAGCAATCTATAAGATACCAGTACTAGATGGATTTAGTTTTTCTCAAGCAACCAATGCAACGGAAGTTACATTGAACGAGATGGCTACATCAAATGGTGTCAGTAGAAGAGCTAGACAAATGTTTACAGATTCTTACGCTCCAGCCGAGTGGTCCTTTCAAACTTACATCAGACCTTTTAAGTCTGCTGGAACAGGTACAGGAAATCACTCAGCAGCCGTACATCACATGGTAGAAGAGGCTTTATGGAACGCTTTAGCGGGTAGTGTCGCAGTTGGTGGTAGTTCAAGTGCCTCTACTGGAGGACCAGCTTTTACTTCTGATGGAACAGATGCACATATTGCATTTACTAACTCAAACAGAGTAGCTTTAGATACTTTTGATCTACACTTTGAATTGGGTAGTGGTAAAGCAAGTCCAACTATTTATAAAATAGAAGGATGCGTTGTAAACGAAGTTTCTATAGACTTTGATATTGATGGTATTGCAACAGCAAATTGGTCAGGAATGGGAAAAATCATTACTGACGTAGCATCAATGCCTACCGCAACCATCGATGAAGGAACAGCAGCAGCTGATACTAATAACTTCATTAGAAACAGACTAACAGACCTAGCAGTATCAAATGTATTTGAAACAGATACAGTTAATGGAGCAGTAAATAACAATGCATCAGTAACTTTGGATAATGGTAGTACTAAAATTAGAGTAGGTCAAATTGTTTCAGGAACTGGAGTAACTGCAGGTACAACTGTAGCTGCAATATCAGGTACTACTTTGACACTAAGTGCAGCAATGTCTATTGCAGACGGAGCAACACTTACGTTCTCAAATAAGGGAATGGCAACTTCATACACATTAACACTAACTGGTGGAAATATTACTATTGGAAACAATATTACTTTCTTAACACCAGAAACACTAGGCATCGTAAACCAGCCTTTAGGACATGTTACAGGAACTCGTTCTGTGACAGGTAACTTCACTTGTTACTTAAATACTCCTTCATCTGGTAGCTCTAGTGCAGATTTATTTGAGGACATTATTGAAGCAACCGACGTAATAACAAATTCATTTGATTTGACATTTACTATCGGTGGAACAGGAAATACTCCAAGAGTAGTTGCAAACTTAAACAGCTGCCATCTTGAAGTACCTACACATTCAATTGATGATATCATAAGTTTGGAAACAACTTTCCACGCTTTACCAACCTCAATTGACACTGTAGACGAGATAGATTTACAATTTATCGGACCAACAGTAACTTAATTTTAGAAGGGAGGGGCAACCCTCCCCTCATTTAACCAGGAAACAGAATGACAGAACAAGAAAACAAATCAGTAACACTAGCGAGTTTATTAACTCCAAGCAAAACAGTTTCAGTTGATTATCCTAGCATGCCAGGATTTTCAGTAGATCTTTGCTATTTAGCAAGAGAAGAATTACTAAAATTACGAAGTCGTTGTCTTTCACAAAAGTTCAATCGTAAAACAAGAGCTTTTGATGAACAACTCGATGAAGATAAGTTTTTAGTAGAGTACGTAAAAGCTGTAATCAAAGGATGGAAAGGCTTAAAATATTCTTACCTCGAAGAGCTTCTATTGGTGGACATTAGTAGTCTTGATCCCGAAGATGAACTTTTATTTTCTCAAGAAAATGCTGAAACGCTGATGAAAAATGCAGCTGATTTCGACACTTGGGTTACAGAAGTAACAGGTGATCTTGAAAATTTTACCAGAGCCAAGTAAAACAAATACTTGGTCTCTTAGACAAACAATATAAAGACGGACAACTCGAACTCGACGTTTATTTAGACCTATGTGAACAGAGAGGAGAAGATCCTGACTTTGACGAAATGCCACCAACTACAGAGGATTATCCTTTTGAAGTTCAGGTGGCTTTTTTATTGCACGACCTTTTGCCAGATCGTTGGGAAGGTATGAGTGGTTCGTATATGGGGAAAGATTTTTCTTCCATTGGAACACTCCTTGATATATGGCAAGTAAAAGATAAAAAAACTTGCTTGTACTTTATAAAACATATTGAAGCACGAAATACAGGAAAAATAAATAAGTCGCAAGAAAGAAAAAGAAAAGCGCAAGAAAATAAAGCTAAGGCAGGCAAAGGCGGAATAAACTCTGCAAATATACCAAGATAAATGGCAAAAATAAAAGGCGGAAAGTTAACATTCGAAGTATCTGATGATGGCAGTTTAAAGCTATTAGAAGGTAAAACGAAAAAAACAAAAAAGGCAGTTGATGCATTAGGTAAATCTGAAGCAACTCTAAATCGTAACTTTAAGGGCGCATCTCAGCAGTCCTCAAATCAAACCAAAAACTTTTCAAAAATGGCTCAGGGCATTACTGGTGGTCTTGTGCCTGCATATGCTACCTTAGCCGCTAATATATTTGCTATTGGAGCAGCTTTTAGATTTTTACAAAGTGCTGCAGATTTTAGAATATTAACACAAGGACAAGCAGAATACGCTACAAGAACAGGACAGTCTTTATCAATTATGACTCGTCAACTACAAGCAGCTACTGACGGTCAATTAGCGTTTGCAGATGCTGCTCAATCAGTAGCCATTGGAACAGCTGCAGGACTTTCAATCAAACAAATCAATGAACTAGGTGTTGTTGCAAAAAACGCATCACTTATGTTAGGTCGAGATCTTACAGATTCATTTAATAGATTAGTAAGAGGTGCTGTGAAAGCGGAACCCGAACTATTAGATGAATTAGGTATTATTCTACGACTAGAAACTGCATCAGAAAAGTATGCTATTTCTATTGGAAAGACTAAAGATCAATTGAATATATTTGAAAAATCACAAGCAGTTGTAAATGAAGTTTTAGAACAAGGTTTAGAAAAGTTTGGTGGAGTAGAAACTCAAACAAACTCATTAACAAAATTAGCAAAATCATTCGATGACTTAGTAAACTCTATAAAGAGTGCAATTGGACCAATAGCAGAATTTATGGCAATAGCCCTTTCTCAAAATACTGCTGCAACAGCAGGTGCAGGTTTATTACTAGGTGGTGGAGTACTTAGAGCAATAACTCCAGAAACAAGACCTCTAGGATCAGATCAAGCCACAGGCTTACGAGCACAAGAGCAGTTTGATATGCTTTATAGTGGTAAACGGTCTATACACCAAAAAGGCGCACTAAAAGCTATTGAACGTGATATGGAAAAAGCATACAAAAAAGCCGAAAAAGGTAAAATAAAATCTGTATTTAATGTTGAAAGATTTACACGAGCTGAAGCACGACGAACATTGCAAACTCTAAAAGTGTTAAAACTTGAAGAAGAAGCAATGAATGCAGGTTTCTTTAAAAGACTTATTGTTGGAGTTAAAGCAACTTATGCTCAATACCGTATTGAACATGGAGTCACCATGTCATTTATTAAAACAAGTGCAGTAGTCGCAGGGCAAGTAATGAATAAAGCCCTTATGTTGGCTAGTTATATTGGTATAGCAATCAGTGTTATCGGTGTTTTAGGACAACTATTTGATAAATCAGAGAAAGCCGAAAAAGCATTTAAAGTAGCACAAAAAGAATTTAGTAATTTATTTTCTCAAAATGCAACAGATCTTGAGAATACAATTGAAGGTTTAAGAACTCATAATGCTTTATTAACAAATGCCTTACAAACAGCAAGAGCTTTATCAAATATTGATTATACACAAGCTAGAGCAGCTTTTGCAGGCGGTTTGGGCGGAATGACAGTAGGGGGAAAATCGGATAATAGCTTTGGAACTAGAATAAATACTTTTCTTGCGGGTATTATGCCAGGCAGCGCAGATAATCCAAATTCAGTAGGTAATCAACTTCAAGCTACACTCAGTCCAGAGCAAGTAAAAGGTATGACAGGAATGGTTTCAACTTTAAATTCACAAATGAAACTACTTGTTGAAGGAGGTACTTATCATACTGAATTAGCTGATTTAGCGAGAGATATTCAATCCGTCATAGATGTTTTTGGTGAGGGAAAAGGCACTCAAGGTGATTTTGATGACTTTTTAGGTATTCTAGATAAATTAGAAGAAGGAACAGGAGCACAAACAGGATTAAATAATCTTGGAATGACAACTCAAATTATGGCAAGTTCTGCACAGGATTTCGCTAAAGCACTCAATTCTTTTAGAGCACCTCAAACACAATTAACTCGTTTAACAACTAACATAAAAGCTGTTGGTCAAGCTTTGGGAGGAGTTGGAGAAGCTTTTGCAACTGGCGAGTTTAAAATGAAAATGGGAGCAGATGGAAAAGGAACTTTCTTTGATGCAGCAACAACTTCAATGATGAGCACTTTCTTACCTGGTAGCGTTATGGAGGCAATGAAAGCAGAACAAGAAGGATTATTAGCTGGAAAAGCAGATATGTCTGACGAAGCTTTTGCAAAAGCTGGAGGAGCTTTTATTGCTAAATATGGGGGTATGGTTGAAGCAGAGGCAAACCGACTACATAAAATAGAAATGGGCATGATTACAGGAAAAGTTGCTCTTGAAACTGCACTACTTGATCGTACAATGGGTCAATCAAAAATGAGAGCAAAACAATTACAAAAAGAAGGAGCACTACTTGAACTTCAAAGACAACAAAAAGATACTTTAACCTTAATTCAAGAACTAGAATCAAAAGAGTTAGATAAAGACGATGCACAAATAGCACTAGAAAACGAAAAATTAGATAATATAAAGAAAAAAATAGAAAAAGCAAAAATGGAAGCAAGCGCTTTACATCAAGTACAGCAAGCTTTCCGAGACTCTTTTGAATCAAGTATGGCAACAGCTTTCCAAAGTATTATAGAAGGTACTTCAAACATGAAAGATGCTTTCTTAAGTATGACAAAATCAATACTATCAGCAATGGCTCAAGTACTTGCTCAACAAGCAGCAATAGCAATTATGGGCTCTATACCGTTCTTTCCAGGACTGGGACCAACAGGCAGGGATGGTGGAGTAATGAGTTCCCCTGGATATCGTTCATTTGGAACGGGTGGAGTATCAGATGGACCAGAGTCAGGGTATCCTGCAACTCTTCACGGAACAGAAGCAGTCGTACCACTTCCAAACGGAAGAAGCATACCAGTAGAAATGTCTGGTGGAGCGGGTGGAAACAATATCAGCGTAAATGTAAATATGACAACAGGAGAAACTTCTTCAACAGGTGGAGGAGAACAAGCATACGCACTAGGAAGAGCAATATCAACAGCAGTACAAACAGAACTTGAAAAACAACAACGACCAGGCGGCACATTAAGCCCTTATTAATAGATCATGGCATTTGGAATATTTAAAGCAGACGGTGGAAATATAACAGGATTCTCTGCGCCTGTACAACCTGATAAAGGACTCTCTCGATCAAATACCCCAAGAGTATTACTTGCAAGCTTTGGAGACGGATATGAACAACGATTAGCTGACGGAATTAATATTCTTGATCAAAGTATGAGTATATCTTTTTCAACAAGACCAAAAGCAGAGATAGATGATCTTGTTGCATTTTTTGAAAGTCTGAAAGGAGTAGATAAATTTAAGTTTAGTTTAGAGGACAGCAATGAAGGCTCAAGCACAGAAACAATATTTTGCATTTGCTCTAGCTGGAATCAAACTTGGGCTTTTGAGAATTTTTATACATTAACAGCAACATTTAGGAGAGTTTACGAGTCATGACACTAGTAAGTGATTTTCAAAAACAATCACCAGGTTCCGAACTTGTTGAACTTTTTGAAATAGAAAAAGCAGACGGATCTTTTGCATATTTTACAAGAGGAGAGGATTCTGATGGTTCATCTTTACAAATGTATGATTATAGTTCTCCGAGTACTTTAAGAACTTATGCTCCAATTCCGATTACAATGGATGGTTTTGATATTAAGGCTACAGGAGCAATGGCAAGACCTGTTTTTAATGTTGCAATTGTAGACAATACTTTTTCAACTGCAATCGGAACAACTGATTATGATACTTTATTGGGTAAAAAAATAATTCGAAGATTAACACTAAAAAGATATTTACAGGGAGAAAGCTCTGATCCAGGCGCAGGAAATACTCCGATAGAATTTACACGACAAGTCTGGACAGTATCAAAAATTAACTCAAGAGATGCTTTAAATCTTTCTTATGAATTAACTGCTCCTTTTGATTTACAAGGAGTACAAATACCAGCAAGAGAAATTGTATCAAATGCATGTCCTTGGGAGTATACAGGAGCAAGCCCAGACTTAGCTGAGCACGCAAAATGCGGTGGATGTAGTTGGCATCGAGAAAGTAAATTTACTCGTCAAAATTATACTACATCAGGAACAGCAGTAAATGGAACTGAACATACAGTATATGTAACTTTAGATGATGAATATATTGTTCCTGCAAGTGGAAGTTTTACAAATTATACTACAGCTTCAGGAGCAACAAGTTTTGCAGTAAGTGATTATATAAAAACAACAGGAACAGCAGTAAAGGTAACTACTACAGGCTCTTTTACAAGTGCTAGTATAACCGAATATTGGATAGTAAATACAGCAGGTACAAAAACAGCACTTGGAACGCCTTCAGATTCAAATGCAAAATTTGATAGAGTAAGAGTACATCAAGGAGCGTATTCAAATAGTACAACTTATAATGCTTACACTGACGATAAATTAAATGACATTGTTACTTATGCAAGTGGCGGAAAGACTTATGCTTGGAAAACAAAAGTTACCCATGCAGGAAATGCGCCAGGATTTAATAATTTTTGGAAAAGAGCAGATGAGTGTGGTAAAAAATTATCATCTTGTGGAAAACGATTTGGCTTTTCGCCTGTAGATGCTACTTCAGCAACTTCGAGAGCGAAAGCAGAAATAAATACTACAGTAACATTACCTTTTGGAGCCTTTCCAGGTTCAAAAAACTTTAAGTGAAATTTCTCGATCAAATATTTGCTCAGGCAGCTGCCGAGGCACCTCGTGAAATGTGTGGACTTATTGTTGAGGAAAATAACGAAGAAAAATATATTCCTTGTGAGAATATATCCACAGAAGAAAATCAATTTGAAATTGACGGAAAAGTTTTAGGTAAGTATCAGTTAATTTCTAAAATAAAATATATAGTCCATAGTCACTATATGCAAAATTGTCATCCAAGCAAGCATGACAAAGACATGGCAAAAGCATTGCAGATACCATATTTAATTGTATCATACCCAGAAAAAGGAGTAGAAATATATGACCCACGTTAAGCTAATGGGAGAACTCGGAGAAAAGTTTGGAACGGACTGGCACATGGCTACGTCTAGCTTTCGTGATATATTTAAACTTATTGATTGTCAAACAGAAGGATTCAAACAATATATACTAGAATGTAATGAAAAAGGATTAGACTTTGATATATTAAATGGAAAAGATTTACTAGAAGATGGCTACTCTGTTATGTTAGAAAAACCAAAAGATATTGTAGTAATAACACCAAGAGCGGCAGGAGCTGGAAGTTTTAGTGATGCATTTAAGATTATTGCAGGAGCATTATTAATTATATATGGACCTGGATTTATAAAAGATATATTTGCAAATGCAGAAGCTGAAGCCGTAGCTAGTGCTACAGCAGAAGGAGCTGCAGCTGGTGCAGACATGACTAAA